GTCTCGGGCGCGTCCGCTGTCGTATGTGAATGGCAAATTTCAAACGGGATTCCGGCATTTTCGGCGAGCTTACAGATTACGGCACTGTCCTTCCCGCCACTGTCGGTCAGAAGTAGCGGCTTCTTGTACAGTTTCAAGGACATTTGCGACGCAAGACGCAGCCGCTCCATTGCGGTCTGTTCCAAGTCCGTCATCGCCATTCCGAACACCCCCCATTCCACCGCCACACACAGCGGTGACATTTGCCGCCGTAACAGGGTTTATGCATCGCTGTCACCGCCTTTATACTTCGGCATGTCCGCCCATGCTTTCACGCCGTCCCAGTCGCCGCGTGTTTCAAGTTCAAACAGATTGTTACATTCATCGCAGTCGATCATGCACAAGTCCTGCGAGACGCCCCAGCTTGTGGCGACAAGGATTTCCTGACCGTCATCCGGCATTTCGCAGGAGAACATATATTCCGGAATTTCGTAGTCAGCGCATCCGCGCTCGATGTACTCCATTTTTTCTTCGGCAGTCAGCGGGCGCGTCGCAACCTCGTGCCATACGATTTTTTCTTCAAACATCGGTGTTATCATCCTTTCTCTGATAGCAATTCAGCAGCGGGTCTATCGGATCGCAGAAGCAGCAGGGCTTTCCGTCCGCAGCGCTCGGCGGGTAGTGGATGCAGGATTCACAATCGTTCATGCTTACCACCATCCGAAAATTTTGCCCGCCACCATGACCCACAGTGCGTCGGATATGCAGAGCAGAGCATTCACAACCGCATGATCGGCACTGTCACACCACGGGACGCACAGCCGAATAATAAAATACAAGACGCTCATTCCGCACCGTCCATCTTCGCCCCGCAGTTGGGGCAATAATCAGAGAGCAGCTCAATATTGTTTATAAGCACCTGCGCAGCGTCGTGGCAGGCCGAGCATTCGTGTCTGTGTGGCGAAGGTATGTCGTTGCCTGCCTCCTCCCACGTAATCCACCGCGCATGTCGTACCGGCGCAACGTCGGCGGCAAGGGCGTCTTGAATCATTTCTGTAAGTCTGCAATTTGGGCATTCCCCGTCATAGTCGCAGTTGCAGTGCTTATTGCAGATACTGTTCAGCAGCGTTTCGCGTTTGACGTATTCATCCATTCTGTTCCATCCTTTCTTTCAGCCGCCTAACCTTTTTCTCCCGCACTTGAAGAACGACAGTTTCGCAGTTAAAAAGCATTTTCATTTGTTCCACCATGATCTCCACGTCGGCGATCTCTTCGGCGATGTTTTCCTGCGATCCTCTGCCGCGGAGGTACTTGCAAAGCTCCTTTTGCAGCTCGCTCATTTCCTCAAACGCCACGATGATCTGCATAACCGCGCCGTAAGTGTCAATAGCCGAGCGGAAAATATCGTGTTCTGTGTATTCAGCCATTGTCATCGCCTCCATCCGTCCGCACTTCTTTTTCAAGCGTTGCGCTGATAGCTTCAATAGCGTCGAGAATGCCGCAGCTTACGCTTTTGTCGAGGCTAAATATAGCTCCTTCTATGAAGCCTAACATGAACTGAATCGTTGAGAAGTCTTTGTGTGTCATGGCGTTTTCCCCTCATAGTTGTCTTTCATTCCGTTATTTCTCCGGCAACAGGAGCACTTCTGGTGACGCTTGCCGAGCCATTTGCAGTTGTCGCAGGAAAGCGCGTCCTCTTCGAGCATCCGCAGCCAGTCACAGTCTGCCGGTTCGCAATGATCGTCTGGGTAGAGCTCGTTGCATAATTCGCAGATGATCGTCCGCGCTGTTTTAATCGTCGTGTATTCAGCCATTGTCAATCCTCCTATTCCATGCTTCGATTGCCTTTTCCGGCGTAGAGAAAAGCCGTGTTTGTGGGTGGCATAAGCAGAGCACATTGTCGCATATTGCGCGATATTTTTTGACATACTCAGTCGTTGTTTCATCGGCTTGACAACATGTATCGCTGAATGTAATCGCCCTTATGTACGGGCTTCCGCCGCAGAAAGGACACGGTTTAGGTTTTACCATAGTTTTTACTCCAATTAATCGCCTGTCCGCAATTGGGGCAGAAGCGGGTTTTTCTCCCAGCGCAGAGCTCCCCGTTAATTTCGGACACAAATCTCATGCCACAATCCACGCAGTAAAAGTGCTTAGAGTCTTTTTGGTTTAACACAACCGGTGGCTCCGGTATCCGCTTGTCCAGCGCCGCACACGCCTTAAGGCAAGCCTCGTCTACCGCCTCCTGCAATTTCTCCTTGCCTTTGAACCCGATCTCGGCAAGGGCTTCCCGCGTAGTGTCCGGGTGAAGGATTCGTTTTGCTGTTTCGTAGGTCATGCCGCGTCCTCCCATACTGGGCGTTTTTTCTTCCACTTGCGCCAGCGGATAAAGCGCCACTGGGGCGGCTCGCTGTCCAGCCACTTGTTGAAATGCGCGATGTACTCAAGGCGAAGATTGTACCGGCGCTTCTTTTCCTGTTTTTCGTTCACGATGTCAGCTCCTTCTCATATTTGCAGTTTTTCATATCGCAGCTCTTTTTATCTGCGCACACGCTGCATCCGTGCTTCCGGGTGAACTCAGCGACATCCCGCTTTACTCTAGGTCTTCCTCGCTGACATCCGCAGGAGGTTACGCCGCCGGAGCGGAGATTAAAGCCGGGGAGCGTCTTCTCCCTACCGCATTCGCAGACGCAATCGAACATTCCATGTCCGGCTTCCCGTGTTGCAACGATGTTCTTCCGCAGAACTGTTAGCATACCAAACCGCTGCCCCGTAAGGTCGATCAGCCGCCCCTTGCCGCCTTTCTGCCCGCATCCGCACGTCTTCTTGTTCCCCGTGGTGAGCTTGCGGCGTTCAACGGAAACCTCGTTCCCGCACGCGCACCGGCAGAGCCACAGCCCGGATTCTTCCTGCCGGATGACCGTCAGTTGCCCGAACACTTCCCCGGTTAAGTCCCTGCCCCGTTTCCCGGAGTTCTCCCGCGCACAACCGCAGGACTTAACCGTGTTCCCGCGCAGCTGATAGCCGGGGAGGACTTTTTCCGTGCCGCAATCGCAGCGGCAGAGCCAGTACGAGCCGTTTCTTCCGGTGTGATCGAATCGGAGAACCGTTAGCCGGTTGAACCGCTGCCCGGTTAGATCAATTCGTTGTTTCATCACAGCCTCCTCTTTGCGTAGAGCGCCATCAATAGAGCCTCGGCACAGCCGTCATGCTCCTTGCGGCAGCCCGGCGGGATGAGATTCACGCCGGGGAACAGCCGCTTGCAGACCTCGATGGACGTGTTCTTGTCGGAGGTGACGGAAAATTCCTTCTTCCACTTCTGCGGGCGGACAAGCTCATACGGAATGCAGTAGGCTTCGAGCATCCCTTGCAGCCAGCCGAAATTTTCACCGAAGTGGAACATCGAAACGCTGCCGTTCTTCGGCATGGCGCCGACGTGCTCTAAGCAGCACACCGCCTTTTCCCCGCGCATATCGGACAGGACGCAGCGGTATGTGTCGCGGTCATACCGGAACGTCTGGACATTCTCCCCGCTCAGAATGGCAAGGCCGCCGTTCTTGCCGGGGTCTATGCCGATATAGATCATGCTTTCTCGCCTCCGAAATGATGCTTTGTGACGGCAATAGCGAACGGCTCAATCTCCGACGCCCAAATCGCCGTTCCCTTGCCGTGGATGCTTTCCCAACACAGCGGAAACCCTCCGATGCCATCAAACAGGCTGCCGAGCGTCGCGCCCTCTGGCAAATACGCCGCCATCCGCTCGAACATCCAGCGCCAGAATGGGAGCGCGATGGAGTTTCCGAGCGCTTTGTATTTCGGCGCGTCTGCTTCCTTGTGTACGCGGCCTTTCTCGTCCGTCCAGTCGCCGATGCAGACCCATCCGTCCGGGAAGCCTTGAAGCCTTGTGCATTCCAACGGAGTAAGCCGACGAACGACCATGCGCTCCATAACGTGCTGTTGTGTGCCGCCGCTCGCATGAGCTTTCAACGTGCCGAATTGGTCTATGTAAGCGTTTTTCTCGTCGTCGATGCCGATAACAAGGTCGGTGGCATCTTTGGAATCTCTCTGTTTGCAGGAAGAGCTAATTTCATTCTCTTTGTAATCGCCGAAAGACTGCATGGAGAATGTCAGCGGGATCTGGTTTCCGCCGGTCCCCATTCTCGCCTGCAACGACATGGACACATCTCTACTCTCGCGTATCACGTCATTCGCGTGCGTCATATCGAAGATATACGTCTGCTGCTTCATCCCCGGCTCTGCCGCCAACGCTCCTGCAACGCCGTGAAGATCGCGCACCTCGTCGCGCTGATTCTGGGCGAACGCCATGACGGCGGGACGATCAATCGTATTCAACGTATAGCTCACGTCCTCCGTCCAGCCCTTGCCATTGCATCCGGCGGTATCGGCACGGTCTATTCCGTTGCCCTGTAAGCAGAAGATCGTTTGGTCGTTTTCGGTTCTAAGCGTTCCGCTCTTCTCCGTCTGAACTAACGCGCCTTTTCCTCCGCCGTCACATCCCCCCCGGATGCGGACTGCATAAGCAGAACAGCTTTCAGCATCTCCGGCAATTTCTTCCCGCGCCGTTCCGCCCTCCGTAAGATCCCGGCGCACGCCTTCGGCGTAAGGTTGTACTTCGGGTCGGGATTCTCTTCCAGAATCTGCGACAACTTCGTGAGCACCAGAATCTTCGGCTCCTCCGAAACGTTCAAAGAGGATGTCCCCTGCGGTGAATCCGTTAAAATCGACCACCATGCTGATACGCCGTCTGCGCTGCGGCACTCCCCAGTATTGGGCATCGTGCGTCCGCCAAGCGACGCTCCATCCGTCGCCGACGATCCCTCCGGCTTTTGTCCACTTCTGCTTGTTTGGCAATCGAGGAAGAGAAAAGGTTGGCTCTGTGATGCGAACAGCTTCTTCCAGCACGGCGGCGAAATCCTCTCCTCCGTTGGAACTATAAGCGCCGGGGACGTTCTCCCATGCCATGTACCTCGGTCGAACAAGTTCATTTGTCCGTCCAATACTTCGTTCATGCTCTCTCATCTCCTTGACGATTCGTATCTGTTCCATGTACAAGCCGGAACGAGCGCCGGCAAGACCCGCACGTTTCCCCGCGATGCTCAAGTCCTGGCACGGGCTCCCGCCGGTGATGCACCAGACGGGAGAGATCTCCGCGCCGTTGATCTTTGTGATGTCTCCGACGTGCTTCATGCCGTCAACTCCTTTCGCCGATTTCTACGCCCAGCATTTTGCCGAGCCGTTCACGGTCATCGCCTTTTGGCTGCTGCAAAGCAAGGAGCCGTTCAAGGCGGTCTAAGTCGTCGCCATGCGGCATACGGGCAGGAGTGGGTTTCTTCGGCGCTTCCGGCTCGTCCTTGAGCGGGAAAACACCCTGCCAGCCTCGCTGGATGCTCTGGTTGAGTATGGCGATCTTCTTATCGTCATCACCGGGGGCGAGCTTTTCCAGTTCGGAAATCGTCAAGGCAAGGGCGCGGTCGGTAAGCGGTTTGCGCATCTTTTTCCGCATTTCCGCAAAATCGTTCAAAGCCACATCCAGCGCGGACGCGCCTTTATGTTTTTCCTCGGTAGAGGGAAAACATCTGTCTTTGTCTTTATCCTTGTCCTTGTCTTTATCCTTGTCCTTGTCCTTGTCATTGGCTTTTTTGGGTTTCTCACAAAAGGCTTGGGTTTTTTGGGTTTCTGAATTAACCGACGGCTTTTTCGGTCTGCCGCCTTTTTTTCCGTTTTCGGACTGCCGCGCACAGAAATCGTTATAGTTGCCCTTATCCCTATCTATCTGCCACTTCATCTGCGGAAAAACAAAACGCTCGTTCCCGCGGAGGTCGGGGACTTCGCCCGTGCTGCTGTAAGTAAGCAGCGCCGTGAAAAGCCGCCCGCGCTCCGCGTCGTTGAGTTGTTCAATCGCAGTAAGGTAGCTGTGATAGGCATTGAAGCTCTCTAATGCCATTGTGCGCCTCCGTTAAAACGGGAGCTGTCCGTCATCCTCGACATCGGCGAGCTGTGCGCCGGTGGCCGCGTCCTTGGCCTTTCCCTTGCCGCCGCAGAACCAGACGTTATCCGTCATAACCTCTGCCGCCGTGCGGTTCGAGCCGTCCTTGGCGGTGTACTTCTGCATCTGCAAACGTCCGGCAACAAGAATCATATCGCCCTTGCTGAAATAGCTTTCGATGAACGCCGCCGTCGCCTTAAATGCAACGCAGTTGATGAAGTCTGTTTCTTCCCGGTTGAAGTCACGGTCAACGGCAAGCGTGAAACGGGCTACCTTGTCGTTTTTCGTTGTGAGCCGTATCTCCGGCTCCTTCGTGAGCCTCCCTTGCAAGAGGATTCTGTTCATAGCCATTGGTTATATTCCTTTCTGTAAATGAGATTCTTCTCGTCCCATCCGGGATACAGGGCTTTGAGATAGTCCCGGCAGTAGTTCCCGATCTCCTGCCGCATCGTTGTTGTGCCGTTGTCGAAGGCATCATGGCAGAGGCGGCAGAGGGTGAGGATGTTTTCCTCGATACCCAATCCCCCGCGGGAACGGGGGATGTAATGGGCTTCCGGGAATGCGTAAATCGACTTGCAGTAGACGCAGCAGTGGTTGTCGCGCTCCCATACGCGCTTCTTCACCGCCGGGGAGATGGCGCACGCCTTAGCGCGTTTGCTTGAGATTCTTTTCACTCTTTCCCTCCCATTCGCCAAGCAGGGCGGCGAGCTTGTCCGGCGGCATGGTCTCGATGCCTACGGCTTTCGCGTCCTGAATCAAATTGTCTATAAGGCGGCTCATCTGCCGCGTATCAAAGGTGGACGAGCCGTAATAGAGGATCACGTTCACGCAGCCGGGGAGCTTGGATATATCGTCCTCCGTCTGCCAGCCCAGCCCGCGGGATTCCCATATTTTCCGGAGCTGCGGCGCGGCTTCCGCTTTGATGCACACGATTTCGGAGTTGCCCCCGACGTCGCGGACGGCATTGCGGTATACCTCCGTTTTCGACACGCCGGTAGCCGCCGCGAGCTTATCAATCAGAATCCATGCATACGCATTGGAATCCAGACTTCGGAGGGACTTTTTTGCCTTGATCTCGTATTCCCCCGGCTGAAATGCATAAGCAAAATGCCGTGCGTCCACGTCGTAGGCTTTGAGCTTGAGATAGCCGTCCTCCCATACGGCGCTGTCGATCTTCACACCCGATCACCCGCGTCCTCGTGGTTAAGGGCTTTGGCTTCCTCTTCGAGCTTTTCAAGCTTGAATGCCGCCTTCTGACAGTCCGGACAGAGAATGCGGTCGAACCGGCGGAGGGAATATGCCGCAATGTCCTCCGGCTGCCAAAGCTCCCCGTCGCGTTTCTTCGTCGGCTGAATGGTCTTTGCGCAATCGGTGCATACCGGAGTAGGGAATACGTTCTTGCCGGGAAGCGCTTCATCCTTCGGCGCGGTCTTTTCTTCCTCCGGCAAATCTTCCCCGGCGTAGATGTACAAGCCGAGACCGTGACGGGCGACAGCCTTGGTAAGACTGCGCTGGATCGCCTTGTTTACGTCAAAGCTCGTGACCTGTTCGACCGGGATGGAGCGGTTCTTGAAGTCCATAACGGGGAGGTATTCGATGTGCTCAACGTCGTTGACGGTAACGCCGGTCTTGACCCAGCACGTTTTCCCGTCGGTGTGATAGAAGAGACCGTCCGCGTTCTCGTAGATCGTGTAGGTCGCGTCGGGGTGCAGCTTCTTTACCTCGCCCCAAGCCCACGCCCACGAGAGGTAGGTAAGACCGTTCTTCTTTTCCGTCTTGCCGTTTACGTTAATATTGTTTAGCTCGACGAAATAGTTCTCGCTCATTCCGCCGCCTCCTTAACCTCCGCGAGCTTCTGCCGGAGGTCGGCAAGCTCGGCTTCCAGCTCCTTGATGCGCTTGCCCTTCTCGTAGGCTGCCGCGCCGTTGTTGATGGCGCGAGCCTCGGCTTTCTCCCGTTCCGCGTCCGCTTCGTAAAACGAGCGGATAAGATCGCGGTACTCGCTCGAGCGGATGGGAATGTAAATGTCCTCCGTCTCCTTGCGGTTCAGCTCGGCGGTAGCGTTGAGCATGATGCTGACTTTGCGTTCTTCCATTATTCGATGTCCTTTCCGTCAAATATTTCGTTCAGCGCCTTGATCTCCTCGGCGCTAAAATTACAAATGAGAAGCGCGTGGAATCGCTCGCGGAGGTTGTTTTCACAGTCGGAGCAGTAGAAGTCCGTGGTGAAGCGTCCGCAGAGTGGGCAGGAGATGCCGATGTCGATCTCCGACGAGCCGCACGAGGGACAGACCGGAACGCCCATTTGGGAATCGCAGAATCCGTAGTTGATGAACTTCGGGGTAAAATCCTCCGCGCCGCAATTCCGGCATTTATTCGGCACTTGACAGCTCCCCTCCCTCCGTGGTAGGATAATCACGGTTGTTATTCCTGCTTGAAGCGCTGTCGGTGTCATCTTCACCGGCGGCGCTTTCGCTTTGTGCGAGCCACGCGAGAACAAGGGATTCAAGGAATGTCTGCATGGATGCGATGCCGTTTCTCTCAAGCGCTTGTTTAACGCGCTGTGCGGTGCTTTCGGCGAGGCGGCATTGCATTCTAAAGGTCTTGCGTCGCTTCTGGCTGTGGCGCTTCTGCTGCGTCACGGCGTCGTATATCTCCTGCGCTCTGGTGCAGAATTTGACGCCGTAGTCGCTCGTGTGGAGCGCCATGCTCACCGTGCCCTTATTGGCTTTCGGGAACTCTTCACGGAGCGCGGCGACGATGGCGGAATATCGCGTGTCGTTCATTCCGTGCCTCCATTCAGGGCGCTATAAATGACACGCGCCGTTTTTCCGATATAGTCGGCGTATGCCATTTCCACCCTTGCGCCGTGGCTGCGATGCCAGCCGGGCAGCGCCCGAAGCTCATCCGCTGTGTCGATCATCGCAAAGCAGATGCGCATATATGCGGCCTTGCTCATGCCCTCCGGCAGCTCGGCAGGATTCAGAACGATATGACCATCTGCTTCCAGTTTCGCCTTTGCCGCAGTGAACTGTATGCGGTATTCGGGATTGCCGGTGATCTTGCCGGCGAGAAGATAGATAATCATTAGTGCCGTCCTCCTCTCTCCGTGATCTGCACGTCCGGGAGCTGCATCCAGCGGCAAGCATCATCCGCAAGGCTGGAAAAACCGTACAGGGCGAAGATGCCCTCGATCACGGCGAACCCGATTCCGGAGCCGAACCTCCAGATGAAGAAGATCACGGCGGAAAGGAGTGCCATGATCGCGGTGGTGGCGAACATCGCCTTTCGTTTTGTCATTCGTTATCCCTACTTTCTGCGGCGGTTGTATGCCAACCGTCGCTGTTTTTTTATCGTATCGACGGTGTAATCCATGATCACGTACCGTCCAGCCCGTGCGTCCCGCCGTGCGTTGCATCCGGCTTTGAACTCCGCGTACCGGGGGCAGGATGCATGACAGCCGACGTGACGCTCGGCGCAGTCCTTACACGGGGCGATCATCGGTCAAGTCCAGCGGCGTGACGGTCACGCCGAAATACTTTTCAATGAGCGCCCAGATGATACGCTCGAAGCGCTCGGCCTCTTCCGTGGTGATCGTCTGTTTCATTCCTTATCCTCCTTCTTTTCGGCTTTGATTCCGTCCAGTCTGCCCTGCAAATAGCCGCGGACATAATCAGCGCCGTCCGGCGGGATCTGCTTCAAGCTGTCGATGACTTCCTTTGCAGCCTGCTTTTCCTTTTCGCTCATGGGGTTTCTCCTTTCTTTCCCGTCCGCCATGTGGTATATTGGCGGCGGGGGTGGTATTTTGAATATTTCGGATTTGCTGAATGTCGATCTGCCGAAGAACGAGGCGGAAGCGCTTGCGGAATTGACCTCCGGCGCTGTGCTACGGGATAAAGAAAACGCCGATACGCTGGACAATCTCATCCGCTTGGGGCTTGCCGAGAAGTATGAAACAACGGCAGACGGCTGGTTTGCTCACGGCGCGAAAATTAACGAAGCCGGGAAAAACTACCTGTTTCTGCGGGAAATGCAGCGGAAAGAGAAGCGGCGGTCATTCTGGCGTGACTTCCTGTTTCTCGTCATCGGCGGCGCTGTCGGCTGGTGCTTCGACCATTTGGTAGAGATCATCGCCCTGTCCCGCGTCGGTCGATAGCCACAGGGAAAACAGCGCCCAGAACCGCTCAAACTTCCACATCGGGATGTCTCCGGAGAGCTTCCGGCGGATAAGACCGGATTCGACCGCCGCCATCAACGCATGGCCTTTGAGGGTGATCTTTACGGCTTTCATGTTTTTGTCTCCTTCCCAAACATCGTCATGCCAGCCGGTCTTTTCCATTTCGCGCCACATCTGCGTTGTCGCGTCCATGGTGGCGGCAAGCTCCGTCGGTGTAAGGCAGTCGAGGTCTGTTGCTTCCAGCTGCTCAACCTGTCGCTTCCAGAGCCGGTAGACCTTCCTTTGAAGCTCTTGCTTTGCCTCGATAAACGGGGCTTCGGGTATTTTCGTAAACTTCACGTTTTCGCCTCCTTTCTGCCGCCCTGCCGGGCGGTGGTTGTTTACTAACCTTGTGAGCCTATATTAACACCTCAGTTAGAATTTGTCAATCGCTTTTTTGAGATTTTTATTGACAAAGTTAGGTTTTTACTATAGAATCAAGTCAGCAAGGAGGTGATAGCATGGAAGAGCGCTTCAAGGAGATACGCCGACTTCTCGGCATCACGCAGGCGGAGTTCGGAAAGGGAATCAACATCTCGCAGAATTACGTCTGGATGATTGAGAAGGGTGAACGCATCCCCAGCGATCGAACGATTGCTGATATATGCCGCGTGTACAACGTCAACGAGGATTGGTTGCGTGACGGCACGGGCGAGCCGTTCATGCAGCTGTCCCGCGAGGACACCATCGCGGCGTACGTCGGCAAGATCACCGGCGGGCACATCACGGACATTGAGGAGAGCATCATCAAGTTCATGGCGGAAACGCCGGTTGAGGAATGGGAAACCCTCGCCCGCGCCCTGCGGCGGTTTGCCGAGACAATAAAAAAGCCCGATACGGAGTGATCCGTACCGGGCATTTTTTCTATTTAGGTTACAACATATTCAACGCAACGATGTACAAACGGTGCAGCATTTTTGTGTCCATGAGGCGCAGGATGCGGACGATCTTCTCAATTTGGCGTTCCTTTTCCATTTTTCCCTCCTTATTTTATTGCCTTTCGACAAATTTCGCCTTGATTATATCGGTAAAAAGAGTTATTCTAAACATATCCACAGTAAAAATTTAATAGGAGTGGGATATTATGAGGAAGAAACTGCTTGCCCTTGCATTAGTCTTTGCGCTCGTTTTTGCCCTTAGCGCGTGCGGCGCGGCGGCACCGAAAGAGCCGCAGAAGTCGCAGGAAATGACGGATTTTGAAGCCGCCGTCGACGCTCTGCCTACAGAGATCACATACGACAGTTGGGACGCAATCCGCGCCGCGATGGACGCTTACGACGCGCTCACCGAGGAAGAAAAAACCTCCGCGGACACGACGGCGCTTGATGCGGCTAAGGAGCAATACATGGCGCTGCCGGTCGTTGCCGATTGTATCACGTTGCAGAAAAAACTCGCGAACCCGGAATCGCTCAAAATCTACGGCGACATTCAGCGCTTTACCATCATCGGTACCGGGGCGACAAACATCTTCACCTGTGTGCATTTCGATTCGATCAACTCGCTCGGCGTATACACCGGCGAAACCCGCTCGGAGATCGTCAACGGAACCGCCGTCTGCGTTGAGGGGGAGACGAAGCTCTACGGCGTGGAGGATATGACGAAATACGTGTCCGTAGAGAAATTGAAAGAGATGGGCGTTGAAGTCGAAACCGTATCCGGCAAAAACATCGCCGACGCGATCGGCGCTGAATACGTCGAGTGATTTTGAGAAGTGCCCCGGCATTGGCGGCAACCTCTGCCGGGGCTTGGGGTAAGGTGGTAAACCGACACGTCTGCCACGATTCAAGCGTACCCTTTTCTGTTCATAAAGTCCATGTTTCAAATTGCAAATCAGGAGGAAGAATCAAGAACCATTACCAAAACTGCCGGGAAAACAAACAACTGAATGGAGATGTAAAAAAAGTGTCAGCACTCACAGACTTGCAGCCTTACTTAGATGAGTATCCAGCCAAAATTCGCAAAGCGAAAAATGCCAGCGGCTTCACCCTGCAAGAATTGTCAGACCTGTCCGGCGTCCCATACAACAACATCTGTGACACGAATGCAGGGCGGGTCAAGCACCCGCTCCTTTTTTATGCCGCTGCCACTTGTAAGGTATTGAATCTATCGCTGAATGAGCTTGTCGGTCTGGATGAACAGCCGGACACACAGCATGTCCATGATCTGGAATTGGAGAACGTGCGGTTATCCGGCGAAGTAAAGCATCTGCAAGAAATGAACGCAGGGCTGAGAAAGCAGGGGGAAACCCACACAAGGACAATTTATATGCTCATAGGCGTATGCAGTATTCTTTTGTGCGCCGTTGTATGGTACGTCATATTTGACATCCAGGTAGAGACCGCCGGTATTTTCCGCTCGGCTGGGACAAGCATTTTTGCGGGCGTCCTCGCCCTGATACTGAACGCCTCCGTCACAACCATCATTTACGCCTTCAAAAGCATTTACAAGGGGAAAAAGAAATGAGAGTTGCACTTTATGTCCGCGTCTCCACGGAAGAACAAGCCGTTCACGGCCTTTCCGTCGATGACCAGAAAGAAAGCCTGAAAAAATGGGCAGAGGAAAACAAGCATAAGGTCGTTGATTATTACGTCGATGCCGGGGTAAGCGGCAGGAAAAGCGTGTCAAAGCGGCCTGAATTGCAGCGGCTTCTATCCGATGTGGAAGCGGGGGAAATCGATCTCGTAGCGTTCACAAAATTAGACCGTTGGTTCCGCAACATCGGCGAGTTTTACAAAGCGCAGGAAGTGCTCGACGCGCACGGCGTTGTATGGCAAGCGACATACGAGGATTATGAGACCGCCACCGCCGCCGGACGGTTAAAGGTCAACATTATGCTGTCCGTCGCGCAGGACGAGGCAGACAGAACGTCAGAGCGCGTTAAACGAATCATGCAGCACAAGCGGGAGCTTGGTCTCTGCCCGGCGGGCAAGACGCCCATCGGGTTAAAGGCCGTCGAGAGCCGCCTTTGCATCGACGAAGAAACGGCGCACGTTGCGAGGCGAATGTTTGAAGATTACATCGCAACGGGAAGCGTTAACCACGTCAAGAAGATGCTCGTTTCCGAATTTGGAATAATGCGAGGAAATCATCACATCAAGAACGCGCTGGGCAATGAACGATACATCGGAAAGAATAATGGGATTCAGGTCTGCGACGCGCTGATACCGCCGGAGGATTTTGCCCTTGTACAGCGGATGCTGACGGCGAGAAGCGTTCGCAACAACGGATCGCGGCACACATGGCTTTTCTCCGGCCTTGTCTGGTGCGCCGAATGCGGCCATCGTCTTGTGACGCATTCAACACGTCAACGGGGGACAGATTACTTCTATTACCGCTGCAAAAACTATGAACTGGGCATCTGCCGCCACAAAAAGAGAATCAACGAGGCGGCACTTGAAAAATATCTGCTTGCCAAGCTGCCAATCGAGGTACAGGCGCATAATGCAAAGCTCAAGGCGGGAAAAATAAAACCGACGGTTGACACGGCGGCGATCAAACGGAAAATGGACAAGCTGACAGACCTTTACCTTGCTGATCTAATCAACCGCGAGAAATACGAAATTGAATATACAGCATTAAAGGAAAAACTGAACGTACCGCCAGAGCCAAAGCCCATAGACGAAGCGCTTATCATGTCATTGCTTGACGCCTACGACAAGCTGCCGCCAAGCGGGAAAAAGGAAGCATGGAATCGCTTCATCCGCCGAATTGTCATTGCAAACAACGGCGAAATATTTTTTGATCTCGTTTAGCTATAGAGTACTTTAACACCAGTTACAATATAATATGACTAAATAATAAATAGTAGCGCGGGGTTGATCTCCGGCGTTTTCTAACGAAGCATTGAAAATTGGGAGAACGGCGTTTCCAAGCCGCCGGAATATGTTGTACGACTAATCGCGTTCTATCTTGTGAACAAGGAAAAGGAGGGATGAAAGGCCCTCCTTTTCGCTTATAGGTTGTTTAGTTTGTTCATGACCGCGGCGTAGGTTCTGGGCTGCATCACGCTAAGGCTTTCCATAAGCTCATCCATCACCCGCCATGCGTCCCGCGGCTCTTTGTCGGAGACGGTGCGGAGGAAGTCGCTGTTGCCGTATGCCGCGCCGGAATAAGCCGGGATAGACTGCACAACGGTACCTGGCGCAGATTGCATTGAAACCGATTGTGGTTCCTTATCCTTGTCCATTTCGGCGCGGATGGTGTAGAGGTCGGCGAGTTTGGCGTAATTGGGATAGCTTGACGGCTCATACTCGAGCCTCGCTATCTCCTTGCGAATCTCGAGTGCGTCCAGCATATCAGCCGAGATCGTCGAGGCAGCGGCGCAGCGCCTCGCGGGTACGGTCGTCCTGCGCGTCGCGCATCATGCCCTCGATATGCTCACGCATACCGTCGCGGCTGTACCGTTCACTGTAACGGTCGCCCTCGCCGTCGCGGCTGTAGTGGCCGCGGACGTAGTGCGTTCCGCGGCGGGCGTAGCTGCTGCCGCGTCCGTAGGTGCCGCGCATATCCGCTTCCCACTCACCGGCGCGGGAATAGTCCCCGTCTTCGAGCATTTCGATTTTGTCAATGTTCTTGACAGTATCGGTGATTTTGTGGAGGATATCGAGATCGCCCGCGCCGAGGTCGGGCTTTCGGGCTACTTCGTCCAGCTCGCGGCAGAGCTTTTCACGGATGGACTTCATTGCATATTCACTCATGGTTTTTCTCCTTTCACGCCACGCGCTCAACGATCATGTTGGCGTTGGCAACGTTGATGGCCTGTCCGCTGATGTTCTCCGCCGCGACAGTCAGGCAGCAGCCGTGGGGAACATCGACGTTCGCGGAAACAAAGATATTTCCGTAATCACCGACGGCTGCGGGGGTGACGACGGCGGTGGCGCTAACAAGCGGCTCGCCGTTGACGGCGATAGCAAGGGAAATTGCTTCGACCGTTCCGCCGGTGGGGATAGCAATGTTCGCGCCGAAGGACACTCTGTACCGTGCGCGGCACTGATTTGTCAGCCCGCGGAGGGTGACGATGCCCGCGCCCTCGCGGTGGACGATGCTGCAATTCCCGGCAACCGCTGTTTCGGTGAGGGGGACATTCTGCCCGGCGGCTACAAGCGCCGTCGAGGCGTTGGTAAATTCAGCCATTGTGGGTTTCTCCTTTCAAAAAGAGCGGCGGGGGATGATGCCCCGCCGCCGTGTGTTAAGTATCGGTATTATGCCGACCATGCCGCTGGGGCAAGCTCTCGGTATGAAGTTTAGGCGCTACAACCGCAGCCGTAGTTGCAGCAATACGGGTTGGCGACCTGATACGCCGGGATGGGCGACGGGCGAAGGGCAGAGACAAGGTAGCTGTTCTGCGCCGCCTGGGAGGCTGCGAGCTTGAGGCTCTGGTTTTCGCTTTCCAGATCGCGCATCTTGCTCTGCACAAGGAAATCAAGGATAGCCTTGCTATTTCCGTTAGCGTTGTCGATGATGTCGCGGGCGGCGTTCTGCACGGTGTTGCGGGTGTCGCAAGCCTGAGATGCCATATCATAGCGCACCTGCGCAACGGCGGCGCGGTTTTCGCAGCAACACTCCTGCGACTGCATCTGCATCTGGAAGAGCTGCGCCATGAGGGCGGACTGCTGGTTCGCGCGGGAGAGTTCGGCGGACATAAAGCCGTTGCTCAGGTTCTGCTGCACGCCGTTGATGAGCTGCGCCTGCGCGAAGAAACCATCGCAGAGACCGTTGTTCACGCCGTCGAGCTTGCGCTCGATGTTGGCGAAGTCGGAGGTGAGGATGTAACCATCGGTCACACCGCCGCGATTGCCGCCGAAGCCGCCCCAGCCGAAGAGGACGATGAAGAAGAGGATGATCCACCATCCGTCTCCGCCGAAGCCGCCCCAGCCGCCGTTATTCACGCCGGTAGGAGTTACGGGCATGGTGGGCTGAATACCACCGTCGGTAAGAGACATTGTTCAATTTTCCTTTCAAAAAATATTTTTTATCCGGCCGGATAAATTCAACGTAAGAGCGCCTGGAATTGCTGTGCGGCACTTTGCAGTTGGTTTAGCTGCTGCTGGGAGATTTTGCCGCTTTGCAACAGCTTCTGCACCTCCTGCTGCGGATCGCCGCGAAAGGTGTTTCGGAATTGCTGGAACTGCTGGACAAGCTGGGCGAACTGGTTGTTCTGCCCGCCGCCGAATGCCTGAAACAGGGGGTTACTCATTTTCGGTCGCCTCCGCTTTCTTTGCGGTTTTCTTCGGCGCGAACTGCGCCGCGAACGCTTCAAATTCCGCACGGGTGACGTATTCCGGTGTCTGCTGCGCCGGCGCGGGTTTGGTGCGCTCGGTGTAGTCGAGGATGCGCATGGAGGGAACGCCCGAAGCGTCAACGGACTTGACATAGATGCACATGTTTTCGCTGTCCCACAGCGGGACGGTGTTTCCCGCCGCGACAAGGTAGGACTTGGCGGCGGCTTCGCCCTGCACCCAGATCATCGGGTTCGGGGCGGGCTGCTGCGCACGGAGCTGCGCGAGCTGATCCATCATCGGCGGGGCGTAGGGCTGATAGTTCGGCTGGTAATACGGCGGATAGTTCATCGTTTTTCCTCCCAAACGTAGATCGGTGTTTCGTTGCCGGAATCCCAAGCGTCGTAGTATTCCCCATCAACGACCGAAACGACGTGGCCGCTGAGGGCGAGAATGTAGGAGCCGCAGGGATGCTCGGCGGCAAACTGCCGGACGGTATAACCGTCGTAATCGGGGAGGGCGGAGCGCACAAATCCACGACGGCGGAGATACGCGCCCCAGACCGCATTAGCTGACGGCATATCGGACAGCTCGTGCCCTGTCGCCGCCAGATCCATATACACCTTGCCCCAGCTGTCGCCGGTCGCCTTAGCAATCGCACGAATCACGCAATCGCCCACGGCCTTGCCCGCCGGATTCGGGTTGAAATATTGCATACGGTCGCCTCCCACTACCAAAATTTTCGCATAAAAAAAGAGGGCTAACCCATCGGTTAGCCCTCAAAAACCCATCAATAACCCATCATTCGATTGCAGCGGCGATCTTGTCCTTGATCGACCGTATACGGCGCTCGACTTTCTCTGTGCCGTACAGCTCCGTTTCCGTCTCCATGGCAAAGGAGATTTGCAGTACGCTCATTCCCTTTGCCCGCAGGCGGAAGATTTTTAGTTCCTCATCAGTAAAGCCGCAATCCCGCTCGAACTGTTCTCGCAGCTCTCGCGGGAATTGCAACTTATTCTTTGTCCCCGGCGTTGTTAAACTCCGTAGGATGCTCTCTGTCGTCATTGGCTACACTCTCCATATACGCTTCGTAAAGTGTCTCTGCGAGGCTTCCAGACGCCTCGACGCCATTGATGCGGCAGAATGTTTTTACGGATTCTTTCATCTGTTTTTTCTCCGTAATGTCGGTTTACAAGGATTTAAGGAAAAAGCATTTTGCTTATTGTGGAATCGGAAAGCAATAAGTAAAAAAATTGCCGTTTTCTTTACTTAAAACTGCTCCGTCTCTTATTCGTCTTTGTGGAGCTGCTTAAATACCTGATTGATGCCGGTCGCGGCAAGTCCAGAGACAATACCGACGGCAACAGCAGTCAGGTAGTCAGTGGCAGGGAAGTCCGGCACAATATGCAGTGCCAGAACACCAAGCGGCGCACCAACAATGCCGCAGATCGCGGGAATCCACTTATCGTTGATAGCATCGGTGTTCTTGATGATGATGCCGATGAGATAGGCGATCACAACAATCGCCACGCAAGTAGTCAGCCCGAAGATGTTTTCCATGTTTTTACCTCCTAAATCATTTCAAAAAATCGTTCTTTGCAAGATGGCTTGCGTAGATGCCGTTGAGGTACTGAATCGTATTTGCGGCGCGGTTGTTCTCGTAGAGCGGATGCCCGGCGCAGAACTTTTCGTACCGGTCCACGTCCCGGAGAACGTCCGCCCAATGCTCGGCGGTGTGAAGAACGCCCTGCCGCACCTCGTCACCGAAACGCAAAATGCGGCTTCGCGCTTCATCCGCCCGGCAATTGGCGTCATCCTCGATGTGCTTCACGAGCTTTCCGTCGAGAGCGTCCAGCCGCTTCACGATCTCGCTTTTGTTCTTTCGGTTTGCGAGAATCAGCGAGAAGATGCCAGCTACCGCCGCACCGCCGCACGCGGTTATAATTGTGTTCAAGATTTCCATTCTATCTCTCCTTAAAATCCGAGAATCTTGTTCACGCGCTTCTGCACAGCCTCATACTTCGCGCCGAGCTTCTGCTTGCGCTCGTCTCCGTTGCCGTACTCGCCGCGGATGACTGCCTGTGCAAGCGCGGTGATCTCCTCGTCGGCTACAAGGATGTTTACGCGCTCCTGCACCTTGGCGTAATCGTACCCGGCAGCTTCGAGGGCGTCCTTGCGCGCCTGCCCGTTGCCCCACTTGCCGTTCAGCACTTCCTGCGCCAGCTCGTCCACCGTCGGCGCATCCTCCTCCGGCGTTTCCCCGGCGGCGAGAGCGTCCCACTCCTCGCCGGTGATGTAGGCTTTATTTCCGTCCAGCCGCCCAGCCCAGCCGGAGAGATACAGCATACTGGTGTACTGACGTATATCACACTTGTATGCGCCCTCGTTCCACGGCGTTTCAAGATACCCACGAATCGGGTTGTAATTCGGATACTGTGCCGCCCAGAGACGGTAAGCGTTCAGCGTATTGGGGAACTGCCCGATGATACCCGCAGAAATGTAGAGGAAACCCGTGATGCCTACCTCGGATTTAACGTAATCCAGAAAACGTTTTGCCCACGAATCAGCGCCGTAACCATACGCGGCGTTCTGCGTTTTCTCCCAATCGAGAACGAGGATTGCCTTGCCGATATAGGGCTTCACAATGTTCAAAAAGTGCTGCGCTTCGCGTTCGGGGTTGCCGCCTCCGGCGTAGTGATACGCGCCCACGCGCTTGCCGGTGTGAATTGCGCGTTCCATCTGCCGCTTGAAGTCGGGGCTGATGTAGCCGGTAGACTGCGTTGCTTTGCAAATAACAAAATCTGCGGAGATGTTTTCGAGCATGATGCCCGCCTGCCAGTTGGAAATGTCGATGCCGTTCATTTATCCTGCCTCCCTGTTTCCGAGATACCATTCCTGTACGACGATTTTATTCGTATTGCCGTACACAGCAAGTCTCGCCTTCCGGGCTGAATTGTAGGTATACGTCAAGCTAACCGTAGCATTTGCTTTTAAGTCCTTAGATTCGCCGCCGGTATAGTTCTTATAAGAGGAATAAAGCAAGTTACAGTAGTCGCCGCCAACAACAGTAGTGCATTTTGCGGATACCTTCGTATCCTGCGAGCAATCAATATCGCTTGAACACGCGCCCCAGTCCTGATAGCCGCCTTGGAACGTGAGTGTATTATCTTGGAACGTCAGCGTGCCATATCCGTCATATTTTGTGATCTCACCATTGATCGCGCCGTACCAGTAAATATAGTGGTCGGGACGCAGACGAACTGTCGTTGCGCTGTCTATAGACTTTGAAATTGTCATGGCAGACAGTCCCGCCGTAAATACGTATGCGCCTTTTTTAAGTTCTACTATACCTTGCCCAGTGCCGCTAAGCGTAACAGTCCCAGCTTCTTTTCCGCTGTAGGAAATGACTTCGTTTGCGCCGCCGTAAATGGTCACGGCGACTTTTCCACCGCTACCGCCCCCGCCGCAGTTTGTTCTTCCGATCATGCTCTCACCTCCAAAGGATAATCGTCGGGATCGTCACGGCGGCGGACGGCTGCTCGCTCGCATACAGCATGATCCCGCCGCCGGTACTGTGCGCAACGGGCGCGAAAATGCCGCTCGTGGCATCGGCTACATCGAAGATCACCTCGGGAACCATCGCCCCCGTTACCTCGCTGGAAAGCCCCACGAGCGCACGGAACGGGAAGTCTGAATAAGTCTCATCGGCTGCCCATTGCGATGCCTGTACAACAACGTTCGTGAACGTCAGCTTCACCGCGTCGGCGGCGAGCTTCTGGTGTGTGATGGTTCCATCCGGGATTTCGCCGCCCGCTGCTTGCTCAATCGCCGTGCGGAGCTGCGCGAGCAGCGCCGCAAACTGGGCGTTGATGACGCTCGTGTCGGCAGTCACACTTTCTGTAACCAGCCCGCAGACGGCAGGATTAAGGCGCTCATCGGTGATCATGGAAGCCGTGATTGCCGTCGTACCGGCGGCGACGGAAATTTGCGCGAGGCTGATCTGCCGCTTTGTGCCGTTATTCGTCAGCGCCGGGGCTGCCGCCGTGCTGGATGCCGTGCCTTTCAGAATCTTGATCTCGGGGAGGTCGGCATAGTCGGTCGTCTGCCACTCAACGATCACGCGATCAATGCGGTTGAGAACACCGTCGGCGGAATCAACCGTCAGTTGAAGCTTTGCCCCGGCGGATTTTTCGGCATCGTTCCACCAGACGATTCCATTTCCGTCGGAATCGGTGAGCCAGCCCAGCCCGTCGGAGACGGCAACAGCCATAGAGTTTTGAACCGCCGATACGGCGGCATTATTGTCCGCCGCGAACACGCCGGAGGTGCGCCCATGCAGCCAGCGCATGGCATATTCTGCGCCGATGTATTCATCCCGGTTGTTCGGGAAGGATTTAATATTTCCCATTTAATCTCTCCTCACTTAATGCATCAAGGATAGGGTCGCCAAGGATGATCTGCGTCTTTTCACCCGTTCGATCAAGGGTATATTTCAGACCCGTGATCCGGGCGGCGAACGAGACGCCGAACCGGACGGAAATGCACAGAACAATGTCGCCGAGGTCGTAGCGAACGCCCAGCTCGGATGGGTCGATCACGACATCAAAGCTCGAACGCCGGATGTACTTCCCAAGCTCCATGTTGCCGAACGAGGTCGCAGCGCTCGCAGCGTCGGCGGCGGTTCCGTCCGGCTCCTGCGAGATGGAACTATCGAACCACCGTTCGTACCGTTCATCCCCGGCGGCGTCGCCGACAATCGTTACCGGCTCCGATTCGTCGGATAGCTTGTACTTGACATATGCAACATTCTTGAATGTGCTGGTATCCTTGCTGATCACAAGATCGGAGCAGGTTCCCTGCTCCTCGACAAACGCTACCTTGTGAATGCCGCTTGTCCGATCAACGCCCTTGAACACGCGGAAGGTATGCGTCAGCGTGTTTCCGTTCCAGTCCATCCGATGCCCCAGCTGTGCCGAATCGAGAACATCCATGATCTTATCGAGGAGCTGTCCGCCGTACACAGTGTTATCCTCGCCGTCCTCCGGCTGGTACTCCTCTGTCAGCCCCGCGGGCGTCGCCGTCTGGATGCGCGTCAACCCGCGTAGGTTGTCGTTGATGAGATCGTATACGCCCGTCTCAATCGTCGTTATGGCTTTCTTCGACGCGACGACGCGCTTATTCAGCAACCAGTTGCAGGTATACCCGTTCGCTGTGATGCGATTCTGCACGGTATCGTGCTTCACGTTCACAAGGAGAAACGTCGTGCCGCGGACGGTATTATAGAGCATCGCGCCCTCAACGAGGGCGCGGATGTTATAATCGTCCACCGGCGCGACGATCTGAATCTTACCGATCCCGTTGGAATACTCCGTCATCTGAATCGAGATGGCGTGCGTCAGCTGCCGCCGCGTGGAAAAATCGCTCGGATAAATTTCGTAACTCATACAGAAATCCCCACGATCTCTTCTGCAAAGTCGATGGATACTTGCAGGTTGTCCAGCCCTTCGTCCGCCGTCGGCTTCAACACGTTATCGCCAACCGCCAACCGGTAGAGGCTCGATGTCAGTTCCAGTGCGCCGCGGCACTCGCCGTCCACGCTCGAGGTGACGTAGGTTCGATCATGCGTGATCTCAATCACCGCACGTTCCCCCGCGGCGAGGGACTTGTTCAGGCGAATGAATTTCCCGGATGCCGCATCGAGAATCTGCGGATTCTTTACCTCGTTCAGAGCGGAGAACGTCAGTGTGTACGGGACGGGAACTTGTCCGCCGTTCTTCACGTTGATGAACTGCGCCGTAACAACGGTGCCGAATCGATATTTCCGGCTTTGGTTCCACGGAAACTTAAAGCCGTAAGAGACGCCGGACAACGTTGCCTTGGCGGAGCTGTCCTTCTGCCAATAGGGATACGGCGCGGTTAGCGAGAATTGGAACGCCGCGAACACCGGACGCGCCTCAATGGTCGGCGTTGCCGTAGGGCGGACGTCGAGGTAGTAATCATCGGCATAGAATCGCCCGTCGAGGTCGGGGCGCACAACGGAGAGAAGTGCGTCCTTGTTCTCCGCCTGGAACTCGCCGACGAGAATGCCACTGACGGTCACGGGACGGGACTGAACGTTGACGCTCTGCACGGTCGTGCCGGTCTGGTCGATGCCCTGCGCTTCGTTGAGCTTGCAGGAGACGGTATCAATTCCATTCGGCTTGTTGATGAGATAGCCGCGGTCGTACTCGAATACGATCTCGCCGCCGTCGGCGTTCACATACCGGAACGTTTTGGAAAGGTTGCTCATATTGCCCACCTCGCCATCTCGAAGTATGCCGCCGTCGCTGCGGCAAGCTCTACGGGCGTCTGCGGGACGCTCTGAATATTTTGCACGACTGTAATTCCCGAGGCGTTGGGTGTGCCGCGCCGCCAATCCTCGGCTTCCGACTTCGTCAGAACGCTTTCCCCGCGATGGAGGACGGCGGAATAGCCGTCGTATGGAACGTAGTCCAATCCTCCGGCGCTGTACCGCCCGGTACCGCCGCTGCTCATGCCGACAGCCGCCGCGTTGGAGATGGATTCTCCGGCTTTGCGTGCCGCCTCGGAGCGGCTGCTCAGTCCGGCGATGAATCGGTCTGCCGCGGCGATACCGGAAACGTAAAAGCTCGCGACGGTCACCTGATCGGAGACGGCAATGGCGGTTCGGTTCACGAGGTTCTGCCCGGCTTGCTCGGCGGAAACATCGCTGTCCATGGCTTCCGCCATTTTCGTGCCGGGGTTCTCCGTCACATCCACCGCGCCGACGGATTGCAGGAACGCCTTTACTGCGGCTTCCCCGCCCTCTTCCCAGAGGGCGCGAAGCTCGGCGAGACCGTCCTCTCCTCCTGCGCTTGCCTCGGCGAGCATGGAGACTACGCCCGCGTACATCTCCGGTCCGCCGGAATAGAACATCTCCGCCATCTCCGCTGGAAGCTGCCCGGCAATGACGGACATATTATCGGCGAATGCATTTGTCGCGTCGATGTTGTGGCGCATATTGTCGAGCGCCTGCTGGTAGGACAGCTCGCTCTCCGTGTTGATCCGGGAGAACATATTGGTCGCGGCGTCGGTGTAGGTGTTCAGGCGCTCCGTCGCCTCTTCCAGCGTCAGGCTGCTGCCGGACAGCTCCACGGAAAAGCCGTTCGCGCTGACCGTCATTTTGTCGATGGCGTCGGCGGTCTCTGTAGCTGTTTCCGCCGCGGAGGATTCCGCCGCTTCCATATCGGCGAGCTGCGCCGTACCGTAGCTGATCTTGGAATTGAGAGCGTCTACCTGACCGGTGAGCCGCCAGAATGTATCCGCGTCTTCCGCTTCGGTCACTCCGGCGAGCTGTTCCTTTACATCAGCAAGGGTGGATTTCAGCTCGTCGAGCTTCGCTCTCGCGTCCTCTACGCTGTCCGTTGGAAGCGGGTTGCGGATGGCGTCCGCTGTGCTTTCCCACCCCTCGGCAACGTCAGCAAACTTCCCTACGAGCCGTTCCACTAAGCCGAGAAACTTTTCCACGGACGGGGATAGGATGTTCGAGAACGCCGTTTTCAGGCGGGCCGTCTGCTCGCCGACCTTGGCTTGCGCCTCCTGTAGCCTGAGCTGCGATTCACGCGCACGCATGATCGTGCTGTTGTTCTCCTGCATCGTGTTCGCGGCGTTCTTGTAGGAGGCGGACAGCGTGTCGGTGATTAGCGCGGCTCGCTCCTGCGTGTCGGCGCACGCGGCGAGGCGCAGGTTGAAATCGTCCTCGGAGATGCCAACCCAATTTAAGGCATCGGCAAGAACACCGGTAACTTTCCCGACTTTCGCCGTCTCGTTTGCCGCTTCGATCAGTCCGTTGATGGGAAGGGAATCGCCGAATGTTCCGTAAACACCCGCGGCAATCTCCGTCCACCGCGACTGTTCCTCCATGTTGGATGTGAGCTTAGCGAGGAGCTGTGAGGCTTCCACGGCGGTATCGGTGTCGCCGAGGATTTTGTAAAACTCACGAAAAGTTCTTCTTGCTGATGTGTTGGAGTACCCGACGGCGTTGAACGCCGTCTCGAGTTTTCCCATGGAGACGCGGAAGTCCTCCGTGGATTCGTCCATGTTCCACACAGCCTCCGCGAACTCGCTGATGGCGGTAACGATCTGCGAAACTACGTTTGCGAGCGTCACGCCCTTCGCTACAGAGCCGACAATGGTTTTTCCGAAATTCTTTAACGAATCGTCCGCGCCTTTGCCCTCTCCTCCGACGTCACCAAGCCCCTCAGACGTTTCTTTGAGCGGAGGAGCCGCTTTGTCGGCACCTTTCCCAACACCGCGCATGGCGCGTTCTGCATCGTTTAACGCGGTTTCCGCTTGGTTTGCCTCGGTTGTCGTCTCCTCAACGGACTGCGTGAACTTGTCAACCGCCTTTTCCGCTTTCTGTGTGTCTTTCGGAACGTCGGCGGCGCTTCCGCCGAGCTTATCAAACGACTTGGAGGCGTCCGTTACCTGCTTGTCGAAGTCGGAGGTATCGAGCGTTAATTTTGCGAAAAGATCGAACACGTTCATGCTTCATTGCCTCCTATCGCAGCGCGTATGCGGGAGATGATTGCCTCCGGCTCTTCTGTCTTTGGCGGATGCAGGATGTCGGCGTAGCGCTTGGTGAGCGTTACCTCCCGGTGCAGGGCGGCATAGAGCGCATCGGCGACGTAGAGCCGGAAAGACAGGTCCTCAACGCGCCGCGCTTCTTTCGATTGCGCGTATCGCAGGATTGATTTTACGCTTTGTTCTCCGGCGTATTCTCCGGCGCAGAGCCAGCACGTCTCGCGCCAACCTGCGCCTGCGTAAAAAAAGACTTCCACACATCGTCGCCGGTGAGCGCCGCCCAATCCTGCAGGGTGGAGACGTAGGTCAGCTCCGCGGCGTATTTCTCCGGCGTGGTGCCGTAGCACACCGCCATGACGCGGCAGAAATCGTCCTCGTGCTTGGAGAGAACCTTGTAGAGTTGTGAGAGGATGTAGGATCGCTTGTCGCGGTTTTCCGGCTTCTTCTCCTGCCGGTACAGCTCCCGCGTGTCCTCGTCCTCGGCGATGTTGCACAGCGGGTCGATCAGGGCGGCAAAGGCGCTCAACGCGCCCTTGCCTTTGATCTCGGACGGAAGTGTCAGCTTCTTCACGCCTCGTCCGTTCCTTCCTTGATGAACACCTCGAACGGCACGACCGTCTGAGCGCTCATGCTTACATGGCCGGTAAACTCAAACGCGAACTGCGCCTTTCCCTTGTCGGTACTCTGGAGGGAGAAGCCGCCGGTGGAGAGGGCATTGAGAATGTGGATGGCGCAATAGCCGCCGTTCGTCTCGCCGTTCTTGTCGGAATAGTCGCAGACGAACCAGAGATCCTTAAAGTCTGCGGACTTGATGTCCGTGCGCGGCGTGATCTTCGTCGCGTCGGTCGTTCCGACATCCGCAGCCGCCATGAGCCGGGCGGCGCCTGACGGATTCACCGTAATGAGCGTGCCGGAGATCTTGATCTCCCACGATTCGAGCTTTTTTAGCTCTTTCATATTCTTCGGGCAGTTGTCGATGTCCTCGCCGAAGTCCGTGAACGTGGGGGTGGCGGTGAAGTTGATGCCGCCGGAGGTAGCTCCGAGGATGTTTGCATCCTCGATGGTCGGCGTCGCGGGGGTAAAGGCATCAAGGAGAACACCGGCATTGATGCCGATATTCTTGAAGGTATCTTCGGGAATTTTTGTAAACTTCATTTTTTCACCTCAATCTTGCGTTAAAAATTCAGCCGTTATATTGATATAACGGCCTTTGATCTTATCGTCCGCCGCGTCGGTCTGCGGCTGGGAAAACGGCGTGCCGCGCTGAATGAGGATCGCGCCGCCGTTGCAGGGAACATAAACGCCGCCCAACCCGATGGCTTTGGAAATCTCCTCCGACTTGCTGACGATGGGAAGGAGGGAATCGCCGTAATACCATAGATTGATCACTATGGGCATTGCGCCGTCGTCGATGGAGCCGATGGTCTGCTCATACACGAGGTACGGGAACGCAGCGTCGGCTTCCGCCTGATTCGGATAGGCGGGAATGCCGAACGACGACATGAACGAATGTAGAGCCTCCGCCTTCGTCATGGCAGCGCCGCCAATCTGCGGACGTTGTACCGCTCGAACTGGAAGCTGGAAGCCGACGGAGTTTTCGGCAGTTTGGAAACGACGAGGTAATAGCTGCCGTCCGCCTTGATCACGTCCTGCTCGTCGAGGTTGGTGTTCACAGGCGTGACAATGGTATCGGTGTAGGCGACGCCCGCCTGTTGGGCGGCGATACGCTCCGTAGGTGTGAGGGAGGAAAACGCAGCGCTGATCTCCGCGCCCTCCGTCCAGCCGTTCACGAAGCCACCGACGCCGTCCGGGACTTTCGTCTTGTTCATCACGACGGCGGGCGCGTAAAAAGTCTCGTATAGGCTCATATCTTCCTCCATCGGTTCAGGCGGGAGGCAAAAGCGCCTTGCCATGAGGCGGAATCGCTTCCCGTTCCCTTGCTGTAGGAATAGCCGCCGAAGCTCTCGCTCTGGTATGGGCTTGCGAGAACATCGGCGTTTTTGGCTTTCCATTCCTCGATCTCGGCGGCGATAGCTTCCAGCGCGGGCGGGATCGCCATAGCCCAGATCGCGCCGTCAAACGTTTCGTCCGCGGGGAGCTTATCCCCGCAGCGATACACTCCGTCGCAGAAGACGCTGCCGACGACGCGAAAAAACTGTCCGGCGGCGAGAAACGGCAGCGTGATCTCGCCGTCATTCACGGTGTACTCGCCGGGAACAATGTCCATGGCGAAATAGTTGTGCAGCGAAGCACAAATCTCGTCGATCATTGCCCCGCTGCACTTGGTATTCTCATTCACGCTGCCGCCCTCCTATCAGGACACGGAGGCGAGGAGCTTGGCGATCTTCGTGCCGTCCGTGACCTTCGCGCCGTAGACGTGCAGGCCCTTGACCGCGTCGGCAAAACGGCTCTCCATGCGGTACGCCTCGGTCTTGATGATCTGCTCGGCGTAGGTGGTGGCGTCGGTGATCTGCGCGGTGATCTCGAAATAGGGCGTCTTGCCGGTGTCCGTGCCGGTGCCGGTCTTGACGTTGTTGGACATGTAAACGTCGAAACCGGCGATGCGGCCAACAAGGCCGTTGATAAGGGCTTCCTGTCCGGCGGTCGCGGTGCTCTTGGCGAAGCGGTCGTCGAGCAGGAGGAGGGAGTGGACGTCCGGGGGAACGACGATGGTGCGGCCCGTGTTGGGGACGTTCGCCTTGTCGAGCTTCGTCTTGAGCTTCACGATGTTCTCATAGACGTTGGAGCCGGTGAGGGCAACGGGGGCGGCGGCAGAGCCGATGGTGTTTCCGGCAGCGGCACCGGCAGCAATCACGCCGAGAAGGTAGGCGTCGGAAACGTCGGCGAGGGCGTAGGCGGCGCGTCCCATCGCGGTATCGACCAGCTCGCCCGCGGCCTGCACCTTGTCCACGTCATCGACCTGGAAGTTAAAGTACTTGGCCTGGTCAATAACAAGGGTCTGATCGGTCGTGGTCAGGGTTTCGGGAGCGTCGATGTCGGTATTCTTGGTGTAGCTCTTTACGGTGATCGCACCGATGGTGTTGATGTGGACGGTGTCGCCATGGTTGCTGATCTCGCCCTCATAGTTGCGGTTGACGAGGTTGGTGGCGACGTGCGCCTTTTCGAGCGCATAGAGAAGTCGGGCGCTCCAAAGTTCGGGAATAAAAGTGGTTACAGCCATTGTGAATTAGTCTCCTTTCCGGTTGAGGGACGCCTTTACCGCGTCCCAATTCTTGTTAATTTCGGCGGCGGACATTTTCTTGATTTCGTCCGTCGTGTAGCGGGTGACAGGATTGTTGTTCGGCGGGGTGGGGGTGTTCGCGCCCTGCGTCTGCGTCGTGGACACGAGCGGCTTAAATGCGCCCGCGATAAGCGCGTCGAGGGACGCGGCGTCTTTGATCTTGTCCCCGTCCATTTCGAGCGCGGCCATTTCCTCGCCGCAGCCACGCATGGCGAGGTCGAGATTCCCGCCGGTGATGTGCTTGCTCTCGAAGTAAGCCCGGACGGCTTTCTCTTTCGCCGCCTTGGATTCCTTCGCGGTGACGTCGGCTTTGTACGCCTCGAAATCGGAGTGCTCCTTTTCGTATTTCGATTTGTAGCCGTCGTCGCCTTTGGCTTTGAGCGCGTCAAGCTCGGCCTGTACGGCCGGGATCTTTTCCGCGTCCGCCTTGAATGCGTCGCGCTGTTCCTTGAGCGCGTCGGTGGTCTCGACGTGCATCTCGACGATGCTGTCAACCTGTTCGTCGGTGAGCCCCATTGCCTTGAGGGCCTTTCTTGTGAGTGCCATAACGATTACTCCTTTTCATTCTTTCGCGGCGGTGCATCGCCGCAGAGTATTAAAAAAGCCGCTTAAAAAAGCGGCAGTAAAAAAATCAGCTTACGGCGGTGCATCGCTGTAAGCTGATTTCTTTATTCGGTTATTTGCTGAGGTATTCCTTGATGATCTCCTTATAGTCGTCAAGGCTGCGCTCGACCGCGTTTTTCAGAAAGCGCCGGGGCTTTTGCGGATAGCCCATGCGGAATTGCCCGGTTGCCGGATCGCGGTATACCCAACGCTCTTTAGGCGTTCCGCCGCCGATGGCGTATTTGCCGGTTCCCTCGTGGACGTATACGGCGTAATTGACGTTCGTTCCGACCTCGACGGAATCGCCATCCACCTGATGGGCGATGCTCGAGCGCAAACGCCCGGTGTCGACAGCGCCGACGTCGGTAATCTCGTCCTTTACATCGCCCTCCGCCTGTATGCCGACGGCTTCCAATGCCCGCAGCTTCTGTTCGGCGGTGGCTTTGATAACATCGGCGACGTTGTCATAGAGCTTATAAACGAATGGCATTAGAAATCCGGCTCCCATTCGTCCATTCCGCCGCCGAGGTCGCTGTAAGGACACGCCTTGCATACGCGCCGGGCATTCTCGATGTCCTCGATCTCGGCAAGCTCCTTTGTGGATGAAATCTTGAACATACCTGTCAGGCAGCAAAGTGAATCGTAACACAAATCTGCCGTAATCACGCGCCCATACGCCGGGCAGTAATGATCTGCATCATAATCCAGCATTTTTTATTGCCTCCATCATTGTATCAATTTCCTCATCGTAATCTGCGCGTTTCCACGCAGTTTTGTATATCCATTGGTCGTTTTCTCGCGTAATTATGCTTATTCCATCGGAAGAAACAAACATTTTCCTTCTTCCGTTCCATTGCACAAACATTATTTTTGCATTATCCATATATCCGCGTACTTCATCGTCGGTAATTCCGCGTTCAAGCATACGGTGCATGATATGATACGGATCACGTTTTCCACTTGGGAGGATATACGCTCTCTCTTGAACAGGAGGAAGCACAACACCGCGTTCTATTCCGGCCGTTTTTAATTCCCGCTCGACATCGTAGAACGGCTGACTGCTTTCCGGGTATTTGTCGAGGTATTTTTTCAGACCCTTGACATACTTCCATTTCTCGGTATCAGTATACTTGAAACTCTGGAAATCATCAAATGTTTTCGGCACATTGTCCCCGACGATTTTTCGGTATTCCTGCCATTGGGCATAATCGGAGCTGCGGCGGGCGGCTTTCTTGAAAGCGAGCGTTGTACCCTCCGGGTCTTCCGCCATCTTCTTTTCCAGCCACTCGGTATACGTTTCCCGTTTCCGTCCGTGTCCCTTGACTACGGCTTTGACGGAACAGCGGCAGTTATAAATATTCCAGCCGGACGCGCCGTGCGACGTGTCGCCGGGGAACATCAGCTTCTCCCCGCCGACGGTGAACGCTTCCTCCATGCCCACGCGCTGACCGTCTGCCTTGCCGTGCCATTTTCGGGTACGGTGATCCTTGGTGGCGATCCACTCGCGCTCCATGTCGATGCCCATTGCCGCGGCTTTCTCATACGTCGCCTGACGTCCGCCGTTCTCGGCGGCGGTAACGGCGGTTCGGGCGGCACGGATGGCGCTCTCGATCTCCATATCCGTAATGCGGCGGCGGAGGTCTGCGGCGATCTCTCGAATGCTGCGTCCCATGAGGATGCCGGATGTGACGGCGTTCGTGATCTGCTTCTTTCCGTACTCGAGGTCGATGTTCCGGCGGACGGCTTTTGCCTTGGGATAATACGGCATTAAATCCGGCTGCTCAACGATCAGGCGGCGGACGGTCTGCTCATCGTAGAGGGTGAAATCGCCGCCAGCGTCCGATACCTCATACGCGGCATAGTTGCGGTTGAGCGTATATATCCCCGGTGTGGCGTCGTTGACGTAGGAGATGGCTACCTCGTTTGCGTTGGTGAGCCGTTCGGCGAGCTTATTCCGCAGGGCTTCAAAGCGCTCGCCGCGCCCCATCTGGGCGAGCCGCCATTGTTTGTAGTCTTCTTCCGTCCATTCGCGCCCGTTGACGATGGTGCCGATGAGCTTTTGCATTTCCTCATCACGGAGGCGGAAGTTGGCGAAATACTCGTCGATGATCTGCTGGAGGTTTTTTTCCGCGCCGCCGTACATCTCCCGGATGCGCTTTTCGAGCGCCGCCAGCTCAGCGTCGGTCAGGCGGCGTCCCTCGTCGCGCTTCATTCATCCAGACCGAGGCGGGCGACCGCCGCGCTGTCCCGGCGCTGCATGAGATCGTCGAACTGGTCGGCGTCGCCGTTGATGGTGAGCAGCTTTTTGATGATGTATTCCTCATCGTAGAACTGCGCGGCGAGGATGAGGCTTTGCGTCTCCTCCTGCCGGTTGATGATCTGGCTGCGCGTGTAGGTCGGCTTGTCATCGATGCCGAGCAGGGAGAGGATGCCGACAATGAAGCGCGTGACCTGCGCTTCAAACATATCTGTCTTGAGATCGAGAGGAACATACGCCGCCTTGATCGCCGTCGCGGTCTGGTTTCCGGCGGATACGGCGGCGCTGTCAAAGCATTGGAAATCCTCGAACAGCTTCTTCTTGAGCATATCAATGGTTGTGTTCGTTCCGGCATACGGCGCTTCGAGGGTGTGCGCCTCCGCCTTTGCGCCCTCATCGCCGTCGGCGTGGGCAACGTGCGTGGTTTTCAGCCGCTCGACAAACCGGGCGTCGTCGAGGTCGTCCATGCCACCGCAGTTGGTGAGGACCCAATAGATGAGGTTTCCCTCGTCCACGTTGTTCACCATGTTCGAGGTGGCGAGGTCGAGGGCGTCAATGGTGTTGCGCTTGCCGACGATCTCCGACAATCCGCGTTCGTTGTTAAACAGCGGCACGATTGGAAATCCGGTATAATTCTCGCCGTCGAGTATTTCCGTTCCGCCGACATCGGAAGAGCGTACAAGCTGCTTGTAGGCTCTCTTGTCCTGCATGATCGTCATCGGCTCGTCCTTGCGCTGGATGAACTCGGTGAAGCCGTCCAGCTCGTAGAGCGTGACGCGCTTCGGCTTTTCCGGCGCGAGCTGCCAGAAGCGGATACCGGCGGAGAGTGCGCCCGTTTCCTCATCGTAGAGCGGCACAAACTCCGTCAGGCGAAAGACGCGCAAATGCTCCCAATCCCAGAAGCCGAACGAAACGCCGCCGATCTGCGCATACTTGGCGGCGGTCATAATCTCCTCGTCGAAGTCGGCGCAGAGCTTGTCTGCTGTTTTCTTGTCCGCGAACGTGACGCCGTTGCCGAGGAGATACGCGACCTGCTGGTTAACGTCGAAGCGAAAGAACGAGGACGCGAGCTTGTGATTCGCCGTGAACATATCGCGATGTGCCTTGCCTTTGAGATCGTAGAGGATCTTTTCATACCGGCTGATCGTTGGGTTCTCGCCGTTATAGTACAGGTCGGCGTCCTCCGCTGTGTGGTACGACTTGCTGCCGGTGTGCTCGTCGATGGCGTTGTTGATGAACGTCGTCCTCGCGTCGAGCGATCCTCCCGCGGCGAGTAAGTCCTGATATGTGTACATATTTCCTCCTCACATCCACAACGGGATGTATTCCGTGTCCTTTTTATTCCACAGCTTTCGCACGATGGACGAGGCGCTGTCCGGCGCGTCGTCGTGCTCGGCGTTCTCGGTGTAGTCGCAAATCTGATTGATGTATTCCGCGTCCGTCCCGGCGACGAATACCACGTTTTTCCACTCGCTTTTTAAATAGCTCGTGATCTTGACAAATTTGTTTGTCTTTTCGTGGTAGGTGTCGGCACGCTCGCCCTTGTCGCGGAGCGTCTTTGCAAGGTAGCCCTTATCCGAGTTCCGCTCGCAGTAGATCAGCCCGGCGTTGAACGCCTTTCGTAGGCGGATGATCTCCGGTAAGCAGTCGTCAACGTGCTTCTGCCAGAGCCGCCCGTAAATGTAATACTTGCCGCCGGACTTTTTGCAGATAGTGAACGCGGTTCCGTCCTCGCCGCCGTAGGAGGCGTCGATATGACAGATGCCCTGCTCGGCAAGCGCCGGGTCTGCGCCCGTTTGCGGTGACGTGAAAATAACATCATCGGACGCGATGTGGCGCAGCTCGTAGTTTGCGGCAAAAAGGGAGGCGGTCATCGCCTCCCGAATGATCTGTAATTGCTCTTTGGAAATTAAGCCGGTAGAGTAACAATCGTGCCGCTCGATGTTGGGCATGAGGGAGAAGCAGTCCTCTTTGTGCCACGGCGTGCCGGTGTTGAAAATGCGCCCGCCGCGGTTGCGGATGTTCTGCAGCTCCTGATAGACGATCTTTGTGCGGTCGCGCTCGGCCTTACTCGTGCGATCCTGCACGTTGACAATGTCGTCGGTGAAGATTCTGTCAAAGTGCTTGCCGGTGATGCTGCCATTGATGCCCATCGCAACGATCTGCGATGTGCCCTTGCTGTCGCCGGGCAAATTGGATGATAGCTCCGACGCCGTCTGCGTTGTGAGAACCATGTCCTTGCCGTGGATGAGCCGCGCCGCCTCCTGCATGGGCGGGGATAGCAAAATATTCCGCACCTGTCGGATGACCTCTTTCACGTCGGCGTCGGTCTTGCGGAGGAACAGCGTTTTCTTGTTCGGCAGCAAAATGAAAATGCACGCGAGGGCGACGGAAACGCACGTCGTTTTATACGAGCCGCGATGCGCCTGCAAGGTCTTGTCCTGCGTGCCGCGGATCATCTCCGTGATCCACCGGTTGTGCAGAGCTGTCAATTTGTCAAACCCGACGGCGTAGCCGACCTTTACCGGCTCATTCAGGAGAATTGCTATCGCCGCTTCCCGCGTCAAAGCCGATCACCATCGTTTCCAATTCGTCCAGGGACATCCCCTCGCTGTTTGTGACGTTCACGTCCACGTTGTCCCGCTGGTTGAGGTACTGTTTGCCGAGGAAGATCGCCATGGTGGCGTTCTTTTCGGCGAGCCGCCACTGCATACGGCGGAGGGATATTTTGCCCGTTCCGCGCTTTTCCGCAAAAGTGTCCGAGAAAGTCATGTTGTAGGTTTGCTTGCACCATTTGTTCAGCGTGTCTTCGCATACGCCAAACCAAGAGCATATCTCCTCTTCCGTGCATTGCAGACCGCAGAGGTTTTCAAATTGTTTTTGATCGATCTCCTTTGGAGGTCTCCCGGTTCTTGCCATAATCGCCACCCTTTCTTTGCTGGCGCTGGATGAATTTCTGCATATCCCGCTTTAAATACGGGCTGTTTGTTTTTGCTATGATTGCTTTTGCTTCTTCAATCGTCATGGAGCAGCACCGCTTCCTTTCCCGTGAACTTCTGCCAGCGGTCAATGATCACGTCAACAAATTTCGGGTCGAACTCCATGCAGTACGCATGACGCCCGTTCTGCTCCGCTGCCATGATCGTTGTGCCGGAGCCAGCGAACAGGTCGAGCACATTCTCTCCCGGCTTGCTCGAGCACTGCATCTGATAATCAAACAACTTGATTGGCTTCATTGTCGGATGCTCCGCAGACCGCAGCGGCTTATCAAAATTCAGAACCGTAGTCTGGCGGCGGTTCTTGAAGAAATAATACGATTTCCCTCGCGTCCAACCATACAGACACGGATCATGTTCGTTTTCCTCGATCTCGCTCTCGCCGTAAAGACATGGCTCATGTTTCCATTGGAAGTCCTGCCTTCCAAGAACCATCGAATTCTTTACCCATATAAGACATTGCCGAACGCGGAGCATCGCATCACGGCACGCGCCGTGGAAGTTGTACCCCTCACTATCCGAGTGCCAGATATAGAATGGCGCTCCCGGCTTCATCACCATCGCAGCATTTGAAAAGGCATCTGTGAGTAAGCGCCGAAACGCCGTATCTTCCATATTGTCGTTCTTAATCTTTCCGGCAGCGCTCTGATAGTCCACATTGTACGGAGGGTCGGTGAGAAGTAAATCCATCTGTGCCCCACCCGTGAGCTTTTGTACATCATCCAGAGACGTGCTGTCGCCGCACATCAGCCGGTGGTCGCCAAGCTGATACACATCGCCGATTTTGCTTTTCGGCTCTGCCGGAAGGACAGGATCGTAATCATCCTCAATGACGGAATCGTCCAGCTCGTCACGCAGCCCCCAGTCGAAATCAAACGCGGACAGGTCGATTTCCGGCAGCTCCATCGAAAGAAGATCCATATCCCAATCGCTCTCGTTTGTCTTATTGTCCACGAGGCGCAGGGCGTTGACCTGTTCCGGTGTGAGCTCGTCCACGCAGACGCACGGCACGGATTCCATGCCGAGCTTCTTTGCCGCCAGAACACGGCAATGTCCGATGACGATCACGCCGTCGCGGTCGATCACTACGGGCTGGACAAATCCGTATTGCCGGATGCTCTCCGCCACGTTGTCGATCTGCCGCTTATCGTGCTTCTTCGCGTTCTTTGCATACGGCACGATTTCTTTGATTGGGATATTCTTAACGTCCATAACCTTCTCCATCTCCGCCGCCCCCTCTGCTGCGTACGGCTTTCCCGCCTTTCGGCTACTGTTCCACATAACAAAAAGCCACGCTTTGGCGCTCGGTGATCGTCCGGCGTCTCTGCGTGGCTTTGCTTATTAACATTATATCACGGGTTTTTCGGAATGTCACTGACAGAATACTGACAATTTACCTTCCTCCGTGTCGTGCAATATTATACCCCTCAAGCGCTCGTGTCGCCTTGCGCCATACCGTTCGCTCATCGCAGCCCAACTCATTGCTCAGCCGATCAACGCCGTCCCTCTGCTTGTCGATGTACAGCACTTCCAGGATTCGCCGTTCCTCGTCTGTCAGCGTGGCAAGGGCTGTCTTCGTCAGACGCACCTCCGCGTCTGCAAAGCGGAGATTGTCAGAAAGAAGATCAATCAGGCAGATGCTGTTGTTCATTCTTTCCTCATACGATGTACCGCCGCCCTGCACAGGAGCCGTTCCCGCGGATGCGCTCTTTATGGACGTCATGCGTTCGCGCTCCATGTCGATCTCCTCCGGTATGGACTGGATCGCCGCCTCGTTCTTCCGGAGGTTGAAGAGGTCAGCCTTGCATTTCATTTTCCATATCTCGTTCACGTTCTCACCTCATCATTCAATATTTAACACGCTATGCCGCGTTTTTATTTACGGCGGGTCTGTTTATATCTCCCACCCAAACTCGTCCTTTATGGCGTCTCTGACTTCCCAGATGTTGAGGTTCTTGCTGTTCACGCTCTCGCGGATGTTGCGCACCTCGTCCGACATGCGGTTCACGTCCTCCTGCGTAGGATGGAAGCACTCCATCCACGCCCATACGAAGATCGTCATGGCAATGGACACGGCCTTGTGCATGGAGACATCTCTCGGCTTGCGCTTGGATTTACTGCTCATCCGGCGCTCCTTTCTCATCGTAATACACGGGCTGCGTCCTGTCGCGGTCTTTTTCGTATCGGAAATAATCGCCGACTTCTACCGTGCTATACACTTCTTCCGTAACGTAATATGTCGCCGTGATCCATTCGTCATCCTGTACGGCCTTGATGCAGATTTCGTACTGGTCGGGATAATGCCGCCAGACGGGAATCATAATAATTCTGATGGTTTCTCCGCTGCTTATCGTACACGGGATCATCATGAATTCCGTGTATGCTGGCGTGAAAGTCTTTTCGTAGACCTCACCCTCTTGCAGCTTCGGGGCGCAGCCGCAAAGTGTAAGACACAGAAGCGCAGTCAGAAGCAGCGCAGCAGCTTTATGTCTCATCGTTTCTCCTTTCTCCGTCTGCGCAGAAGAAGTTCTCCGGCACAATACAATCAACGCAAACGCCGTGTGAGCAGCACAAGCCGCCTATGTCCTCCCAACTGTGTTTGCAATCTTTGCAATGCACAACCTTTTCATACCCAAGCTGCACCACCATGCGCTTAAACTGGCTGCGGGTGGGGCGGTCAATATCGACCGTCGGAATCTTTTTCATTTCCTCGATTACCAGACCGGAAACGTATATTCTGTTCTGCGGGCTTTCAGCGTCAATCAATCGCATTTTCGTAGTCCTCCCAAATGTTTGCTTGTCCCGGTAGAACGCCGTCCTCCATCCACCAGTGGAACACCTCTTCGCCGGTCTTTCCCCAGCGTGGGTCTTCGACCTTCCCGCGAGCTTTTCGTGCTTCAAGCATCCGGTCAAACGCTCGGATGTAATTGCGCTGAAAACCCGGCCATCGGGCAAACTCGACGTAACGGGCTTTGCCAGCCATTGGGCAGCCAACACAACCGACGCGGCAAAATCCCTCGTTGTAAAGCGGGTTCGTCTCAACCTTTTGATCGGTAAGGTAATCCCACACATCCCGATCCGTCCAGTCGATGATGGGATTGCAGACCCGTTTGCCTTTCATCTGGCAATTTTCAAAAAGCTGTCGGTCTTCCTCGTTGTCGTTGTTCAAAATGAGCTTTTTCTTCGGATCCGAGGCTTGTACTTCCAACGCCCCACGGTTTGCCGCTCTTTTGACAGATTCTGCCCATCGAACCCCTGTAACGACAAATCGGTCTTTGCCTGCCGTTTCTTTTAAGACAGCGCAGCAGTACCGTGCAATTCGCGTCGGCGGCATCAGCTTTTTGGGAATCAAGCCCCACATTGAAGTACGCTTGCCATGATATGTCGGAAGAATTATCGTGTACTCAATGCCCTTTTCCTCGAACTCTTTGGCACGTTTTCGGACGTGGTACACCGTCTCGGGCGCGTCCGCTGTCGTATGTGAATGGCAAATTTCAAACGGGATTCCGGCATTTTCGGCGAGCTTACAGATTCCGGCCCTGTCCTTCCCGCCACTGTCGGTCAGAAGTA